GCCGGATCGAGGAACGGTATCGCGACCTCGGCGCCCACCGCGCCTTCATGCAAGAATACATGTGCGTGAGCGAATCGGAGGGTGAGCGCGTATTTACGGCCTCAATGCTGACCGTGGAGCCTCGCGTGCGCACGTGGCAGGCGGTCTACACGATGACGGACCCCGCTCGCACCACCAAGAAGGGCAGCGCGCAAACTGGCTGGGCGGCGTGGTCATGGTTCGGCAACCGGCTGGATATCTGGGAGTGCGACGGCGCGTTCCTCAAACCTGACCAGATCGTGCAACTGCAATTCGACCTCTGGCGCAAATACCATCCCGTGGAGATGGGTGTGGAGGCAGATGGCCTGGAAGAATGGCTGATGCAGCCGATACGGGACGCGCAATTGAAGCTCGGCGTAATCCCAGTCACCGCCATGCGCGCGCCGAAGGGTAAGGTGGACTTCATCAAGGGTCTGCAACCGCACTTTGCCGGCGGCACGGCGCGGTTTTGCGAGGAGAGCGGCGACGGTCCCGATAAATTCCGCAACGCCCGCGCGCAGTTCCTAACCTTCCCGCGCGACGTGATCGATGCGCCGAACGCGCTGGCCTATGCCCTACCCATGAAGGCCGGTCTGCCAGTTTACCCAGATTTCTCGGTCGAGAGCGTTGATGCCGCGGCCGAGGTATTGCCCAGCCGCGCGGCTGTGCTTGCCATGAACGCGGACGGGAGCCGTGTCACCGGCATGCTGGTGCAGGATCACGGCGGCGTCACAGTGGTGTTGGGTGAGTGGATCGAGGAGGGCCAGGCATCTGACGTGGCGGCAGGTATTGTGCGGGAGGCGACGATCGCCGTTGGCCGCAAGCCTGTGGTGGTGATTGGGCGCGACCACATCACCAGCCGCTATTCCAACCACGGGCTCAACCAGGCGCTGCACAGGGCGGCAGTGAACGCCCGGCCGGGTGGTGACAGCGCCACCGGACGCGCCGAGGTCCAGGCGCTGCTCAGGCGGAGGTTGCGGGGCTTGCCGGGGCTGATGGTGTCTGACCGCTGCCGGTTCGCGCTGAACGGGTTCTCCGCGGGGTTTTCGTATCCGGTGCGCTTCAATCAAGTGGCATCGGAGCCGAAGGATGGGCTATACCGCACGCTGATCGAGGGGCTGGAACACTTCATGGCATCCGCGATAGTTGCGGATGACGAAGACCAGGTTGGCAACTTTCAGCATACGAATGACGGGCGGCGATATCGGAGCGCAATGCGAACATGACCGATGGCTCGAAAGGATGGAGACGGGTTGTGTGTGACACCCTAGAGGGGCAGGCGGCATTGGCCGCAGCGGTGGCGACCTGATGCCCGCGAATATCCACCAGCCTCCCGCGCCGAACACCGCCATGGTCACGCACTTGCCGGCGTCCGCCCCGCGCCCATCGGCGAAGAACCAGGCGCTGGCAACCATGCTTGAGCCGATCATCCATGCCGGCCGGATGAACACGCCCTACGATCTTGCCCTGCAACTTGTCGATGCGCTGGAACGGGGACACCACCTTGCCTAAAACCGCCACCCGGAAGGACGAGCTATCGACCAAGCCGAAAATCCGGGAAAAGCTGCTCAAGTTATACAAAGCGATCGACAAGGCATGGCAGGACGCGGCCGATCGCATCGACATGACCAGCGACTATTGGGATTTGTGGTTTTGCAAGCTGAACGACAAGCAGTTCTACAATGGCAACAGTCAGGTGTTCGTGCCCATCATCCGCGACGCCGTGGAAGCCCGCACGACGCGGTTCACGAACCAGGTGTTTCCGGTCAACGGCCGCTATGTGGAGGTGGTCACCAGCGATGACGAGCTTCCCGATGCCCAGATTGCGCTTATCGATCACTATGTCGATGCTGCCCGCCTGCGCACCGACGTTATTCCTGCACTGTTTCGCAACGGAGATGTGGAAGGCCAGTATAATATCTATGTCTCATGGCGTGAGTTTGAGCGGCACACCACAACGAAGACGATCACCGGCCCGACCATTGACGGCATCCAGCACCAGCCGGAAGATGTGGGTGTCGATCCGATCGAGGATGTTTCGGATGAGGTAGTTGAGGACTTTGGTCCGCACGTCGAGGTTATTGCCGATTCCGACACGCTGCTGTTGCCTGCCATGGCGTCCTCAGCGGATGAGGCGATCCAGTATTACGGCGGCTCGGTCACCATCCTGCGGCGCTGGACCAAGGAGAACATCGAGAAGGCCAAGCGCGACGGCGATATCACCAAGGACGCGGCCGACGATCTGCTGACCAGGTTGGAGAACGCCAGCGCCGGCATCGACCGGAAGGACGCGGTAAAGGACCATCTGGACGCGGCTGGGGTGAAGAAGGCCGGCAAGTATGCGCTGGTCTACGAGACCTGGACGATGGTTGAGGTCGATGGAACGCGCCGGATTGTGCGGGTCTATTTCGGCGGGCCGGACCTGATCCTGGGGTGCAAGCTCAACCCGTATTGGTGCGACCTGATCCCGGTGATCAGCGCGCCGATCAAGAAGGTGGCCGGCAGCGGAAAGGGCAACAGCATGGTTGGCTTCGTCGCCGACCTGCAATACAGCGCCAACGACTTTTGGAACCAGGGCGCGGATAGCGCGACCTACGCGTTGCTGCCAATCATCATGACCGACCCGGCGCAGAACCCGCGCGCGAACAGCATGGTGATCGACCTGGCCGCGGTGTGGGAGGTCAACCCCGAGACAACCAAGTTCGCCTCATTCCCACCGCTCTACAAAGACGCGCTGGCCTTCGTTGGTGGCATCAAGAGCCAGATATTTGAAAGCCTGTCCGTCAACCCGTCGATGGTATCGCAGCGGTCCGCCGGCAAGAAGCCAAGCCAGGCCGAGATAGCGGCCGAACAGCAGATCGACATCATGACGGTGGCCGACGTGCTGACGCCGTTCGAACATGGCATTCTGACGCCGATGGTGCAGCGGTTTGTCGCTTACGACGCGCAGTTCCGGTCCGAGGCGCTGGCTGTCAAGGCGTTCGGGGCGGACGGTCAGAAGATGACCATGCAGGAAGTCCCGCCGCAGCAGTTGAACAACAAGACGTGGTATCGCTGGCTGGGCGTCGAAGCTGCCCGAAGCGCTCAGCAGATGCAGATGCAGATGGCTGGGCTTCAGGTGCTGGCGAAAATCCCGCCGCAGATGCTGCACGGGAAGACAATCGACATGGGGCCGGTGTTGGAGCGGTTCACGGAGTCCGTCTACGGCGCCAAGCTGGCGGCCAAGGTGCTCAAGCCGCTGTCTGATCTGATGGGCATGCAGCCGGAGGAGGAGAACCAGCTTCTGATGCAGGATGTCGACCTGCCTGTGTCGCCGGTGGACGATGACCGCAAGCATTTGCAGGTCCACGCCCAGCTCGCCGCCCAACACCCGAACAAGCAGGTGCAGCAGATGATCCGCCAGCACATGTTCAAGCACCAGCAGCAGATGGGCCAAAAGAACGCAGCGCACGCAGCGCAGGCGCAGCAGGGTGGCGGTTCGCAGGGTGGTGGTGGGGGCCAGGCTGGCGCGGTGCCGCAGGGGCCACAAGGGCCGCAGAACCCGCCCGGGAGCCTCAGGCCGCAGCAGATGCCGCTACGGCAGGCCGCCGGATGAACACCGGGTGCAGGATCGCTCGCGTGCGGCTCAAAGACGGGCCCACGGTGCATATTCTGCCATCGCCTGAAGAGGCATCCCGAGCCCGATGCCTGAAGTCCATTCGCAATACCATTGACAAGGCTGGAGATATCGCTGGTTTTGCCTTCGTAGCCTGGGACCCGCAGGGAACAAGCATCTGCACCTTCAACGTGACGCGAAGCAATATACCATCAATCCTTGTGCCGGACTTCGTGCGCAATCGCCTTCTGGCCGAAAGGATATCAAGTTGGACGATAGAGGACGTAAACGAGCAGTGGGGCGGCCCGCCCAGCGATTGTTAATACCAGCCGAGCGGCCCGCCCAGCGCGCCCAGCACGATCAGCACGATCAGCACGGTCACCAGGATGCGAACCAGATCGACGGCCGGCCCCGCTGGCGTCTGCGTCACGTTTGGATCGCTCGGCCCGCGCCACGGCCCGTAGAAATACCCGCCACCGCCAAGCAGCAGCACCAGCACGATGATGAGGATGAGGGTCATTGCGCCCACACCACGAACGACGAACCGAGCGTGCCGGAGGTGATGCTGATCTGGTCCGACAGCGCCAGATCGCCGATGCGGCAGTTGAATGTGGCGCCGGCGGCAAGCTGGATGGACGTGGCGGTGGTTGGCGTGGCTGAGGTCGAAAGTAATTCAACCGCCGCGCTGGTGTTCTGTATTTCGCAACCGTTGCGCCCACCGTTCGCTGGCAACGCGACCTGGTAGGTATTTGCAACCGCGACGGTTCCACCGGTTGATTGCGTGGCGTGCGGATAGGTTTGCGCGTCGGCTCCGGCCGAAAGAAGGCAGGCCACGCTTATAGCAACGGGAAAGTTGCGCATGCTGACGGTCTCCATGTTCGGGTTGCCGCATACCATCAATTTCCCTTGACACGCCACAAGATGTGGTGCGACGGATTGCGCCACGACGGCCGAACGTAATTCGGCGACCCGATGCCGAGTCACGTATCTCGGAAGGTGCTGATGCTGGACGATGATGACGACGGCCTGCCAAACCCGGATGAGCTAGATGGCCCGCAAGACCCCACCGAAGTTGAAGATGCCGAAGAAGCCGGCACCGAAGATGCAGGTGAAGGCGGCGAGCAAGACGGCGAGCAAGGGACGCAAGCAGGAGATGCGGGACGGGTAGAGGCTGGTTCCGGCCGTAGATCGGCCAATGAAACCATCCGCGAACTCAAGCGCCAGCGTCAGGAATTCCAGCGCGAGCTAGAGGCCATCAAGGCCGAACGGGTCGCGCAACAGCAGCACCGCCAGGCCGATCCATACGCGCAACAGCAGGCCGCCGCTCTAGAGCAAGAGCGCCTGTCGTTGATGGACCCGGAAGCGCGGTTCAATTACCTCCGTAGCCAGGACCAGCAGCGTTTCCAGGGTGAATTGCAGCGCATCCGTTTCGAGATGCACGACACCCAGGATCAGGCCCGGTTTGAAACCCTCAAAGCCACGAACCCGGTTGTCGCGAAATACGCGCCGGAAGTGGAGTCCAGGGTTGCCGCCGAACGCGCCAAGGGCCTCACCGTGTCACGTGATACGGTCCTGAAGTTCTTGATCGGTGAAGCGGTTTTGAAAAAGGCGGGCTCCACCGCAACGCGCCAGCGCAAGCAGGCGACAGAGCGTGTGGGATCGCAGCAGACCGCACCACGGAACCCAGGCGGCATGCCGCGCGAGGGCCGGGCGGCGGGGGATGACATGGCATCGCTCGCGCGGCGCCTAAAGGACGTGCAAATCTAGCGCGGGCGTCACACCGCCGCGCAGCAGCGGGGGATTAGATGGCGACCACCACGAACTATTCCACGGCGTTTGCGGGCGATATCCCGAAATACATCGAGAAGAAGACGCTTCCCCTGGCCCGGCGCCAGTTGGTGGCGTATCAGTTCGCGGCCAAGGCGACCCTCCCCAAAGGGATGGGCACGCAATACACCGCCACCCGCTTCAACCGGTTGCCGCTCCCAATCGCGCCGCTGTCCGAAGGCGTGCCGCCGGTCGGTGAAGCGCTGACCATCAGTCAGGTCACCGGTGTCGCCCAGCAATGGGGCGATCGCGTCAACATCACCGACGTTGCCGAGCTCACCGTTTTCCACCCTATCTTCCAGCAGGCATGCGAGCGCGTGGCCTTGCAGATCAAGGAATACCAGGAGCGCAACACCTACCTGACGCTGAACGGCGGCGCCCAGGTCAACTACGTGAACCAGCGCGGGTCGCGCGCGGCGCTGGCAGCCGGTGATGTTCTGGACACGCACACGATCAATCGCACCGTCGCCACGTTGATGAACATCGGCGCGCCGCGGTTCAATGGCGATGAGCAGACGGACGCCACGAACAGCGTGCAGGAAGGCGGCAGCCGCGCCAGCCAGAGCCCGCGGATGCACGAGCACTACGCAGCGATCATCTCGCCGCTGGTCATGGGCGATCTGCGCGAGAACAACACGGTTGTGCTGGCCTGGTCATACAGCGACATCAACCGGCTGTATAATTTCGAGGTTGGCGAGTGGGGCGGCGTCACGTTCTGCGCCAGCAACATGGTGCCATTCTGGACCGGCGTTGCCGCGGTTACCGGTGCCGCCGCCGCGACGACTTCCGGCGCCACGCTGGCGAACTCGACCACCTATTACACCCAGGTGACCGGCTCGGACGGCCAGAAGCAATACGAGACCAACATCTACCAGATAGATGGCGGCACCGGCACCGGCTCATCCGGCAATTCGCTCACGCTGACCGTGCCAGCCACCGCCGGCTTCACCTACTCGGTGTATATCGGAACGAGCGCAACTGCGTTGACCAACATCGCTGCGACCAACTCGGCTTATGCCGCCGCGTCCGGCCCGTATGTCGGCCAGGCCGTGGGCATCCCCCCCGGCACCACGCTGACGCTGACCGGGATCGGCATCGCGCAGACGCCGCCGGCCGCGCCGACCACGGGCCTGACGGTGTTCCCGACCTACGTCATCGGTCGCGACTATTACACGATGATCGACCTGGACAGCACCAAGATGACGTATCTGAAGGAGGCGGATAAGTCGGACCCCCTGAACCAGATCAGGGTGGTTGGCTGGAAGCAGTTCTGGGGCATGATGATCAGCAACCAGCAATTCGGCGCGCGCATCGAGAGCGTGTCCGCCTTCACCAGCACCTTCGGCTAAGGAGCGGCACAATGGCGATCATCATCAAAGGCATTGTGGATGTCTGCTGGGTGCCGGATGGTTCCGGTCCGGAGTTCGTGCCCTCGGCGCAAACCCTCAGTGTGGCACTGGGATATGGCCCACTGGGCACGCAGGGCACCGGGCTTTCGTCTGTTATCGTGGTGCCTGGCGGCAACGCGCCCAGCACCGGCAACGTCTCCACCGCCATGACGGCCTTCGCCACGGCGATTGCGGCGCTGCTGAACACCACGGCGAACAATGGCACCATCAACGGCTGGGCCGCCGGCAACCCGTAAGGAACCGCCATGTCCACGATTACGGGCGGCACCACCGCGACCACCACGCTGATCGGCGTGGTGCGTCCGTCTCAGGCCGCTGGTGCGATCACGCATTACACCGCCGCCGATCTGGCGACGATCAACAATGCGATCCGAGACGACAATTCGGTCGGGCGCATCTCGAAGGGCGGTTTTCGCAACGGCATCCTGCACATCCCTGGCCGCCAGGGCTACATCAAGGTAAACCCTGGTGATTACGTATTCGTTGACCCGAATGGGTGGCCGATCCTAGTGTCCGCATATTCCATCGCCACGGGCGGCTGGACGCATACCTAGCTAGGAGCTTTAATGGCAGACAAGATCAGACGCGTTGCCGATCCCGAGTCCGCATCTCGCACGTCTTCGCTGACGCCCGACGAGCTCGATCAGGTTCGCGCCGAAGCACGCGAAACGGTTGCGCAAGAGAGGCGCAAGGCCGCGATGAAAGCGGCTCTCGATTTGGCGCTGCGCGAGGAGCGCGTTGCCGCCGGCCTCGAAAAAGCGGACACGGCATGGGAAAAGGTCGAAATCACCCTCGATCTCCCGGACAACATCACGCCGCACGCATGCCTTACGGTGGACGGCCGAGCGTATTGGCATGGGACGCCATACACCGTCACGGTGGACGTTGCCCGCAGCTTGCTGGACATGCAGGCCCGCGCCTGGGAGAACCAATCGCGTGAAGAAGGGAAGTGGTTTGATCCGCGGCGAATGGCGAAGCGCGGCACCGACCGGTTGAGCGGCCTGAATATGGCGCAGGATTTCCTGTGAGCACGCAGGCAGTCGCCGCACCGGCGGTAGGCGTCACCTTCCAGGTCGATCTCGGAAACGGCACCACGATGGTGCTGCAAACCCACTACGACCAGGAGCTTTCGCCGCAATATCGAGCGTCGCTACACGACATGCTGTTCGCTGACGCTGAGCGCATCAAGGCGCGCGTGCGGGTGCAGGCGATCGACTCGGAAATCGCTGGCGTTGCCAAGCAGGCATCGTTGAGCGTGCCGCAGATCGAGCGCGCCGAGGCCGATTACAACACAAAGGTTGCGGAAATTACTGCGGCGTCGGACGCCAGTGCGCAGGCCGATGCGGACAAGCACGCCGAGTCGCGGCGCGGCGAATACAAGCCGAGCCAGCAGGAGAAGCAGCGCCAGGTGCAGTTTGCGACGCAACTACAGAAGCTGCGCGAGGAGCGGGACACCACGCTGCGCAACTTCGATGCGACGAACAACATGCTGAAGGCGCGGGTGGCGGAGTTGCAGGCCGAGCGCGACAAGATGCAGGCGGTTGTCGATGCCCCTTTCAGCACAGCAGATCGTTAATCTTGCCTGCCAGACGGTAAAGGCGCCCGGCTTCACGGTGCAGGCCGGGCAGCTCCTCAACGTGATTTTGTCGGACCTGGCCGATAACGAGAACCTGGATCTGGCGCGCGGCAAATTCGTTTTCAACTTCGTGGTCGATAATGGAAGCGGTAATGGGTCTGGCCCGTATGCCCTACCGACCGATTACAAGCGGGTTGAGAAAGGCGGCGCATTCTACACATATAATGGCGTGCCATATCCGTTGGAGCCGATCGACTACATCGACTTTCTTCAGCAGGTGCAGCAGGCGGGAATTGCCAATTTCCCGTCCTATTTCGCAACCGATTTGTCTCCGCAGGGGCAGGAGCCTCCGCTGCCCGCCAACCTCTACGTGTGGCCGCCGGCTGCCAGCGCTTTTCCGTGCACGGTGGTCTATCGAAAGCTGCTGCCGGACATAACGAACCCTGCGAACAGCAAGGAAATCCCGTGGTTTCCCGAACAGGGCTATCTCATCAACGAATTGCAGGGCCGCATGGCGGATTTCGTGGATGACAGCCGGGCAGACGCGTTTCTGGGCAAGGCCCGCGCCAAGCTGACCAATTTCATGCAGCAGACCAATGACAACCAGGGCCGGGCGGTGACCGTGAGCCTCAGTGCCACGCGGTTCGGGCGGAATTTCAACACCCTGCCGAATACCAAGCTGGTCGGGTGGTGAATTGCCCCTCCGTGGCGTCAAAACCGCGCGCTGGACACCTCTCGGCGTAAGCGACGCCGCGGACTCCACCAACGCCTTCATCGGCGCCATGTCGGCACTCAGCAATTTGGTGCCAGACCCTTCGACCAAGGGCGTTTTCGTGCCGCGCCCCGCGTCCGTCCAGCTTCCTGGCGTGGCCGTGTCGGCAGGACCCATCTCTGTTTTCCTGATCCTGGGCGATACCGTCTATGGAATGATCGGCAACAGCCATACCGGCTTTGATACGCCCTTCGTCTACAATCTGGACACCCAGACGCTCAGCACGCCGAGCGGCGTCACGGCCTCGAACGTGCCGCTCTCCCAGCCGACCTTTGGGGACTGGACGCCGCCGACGATGGCGACGCTCTCCACCTACATAATCGTCACACACCCCGGCTTTACTGGTCCGGCCAACGGTTTTATCGGGTATTTCAACATCTCGAACCCGAGCGCGCCAACCTGGAATAGCGGCAACCTGACGATCAACGTGCTACCCACGCCGCCTTCCGCGGTCGCGGTGTTCGGTGGCCGGGCCTATTACGCGGTGGGCAACGCCGTGCAGGCGTCGGACGTGCTTTTCCCGCTTCAGCAGACCAATGCGAACCAAGTGCTGACGTTGGGCGATTCGACGCCGATCACCGCCCTCAAGGGATTGCCGCTGAACAACACCACGGGTGGCATCGTGCAGGCGCTCATGTGCTTCAAAGGCGTCAGCAACATCTACCAGATCGCCGGAGACTATCTCGGGTATCTGCCGGGCGCGACCGTGGCGCCGTGGTCCGTGAACAGCCTGAACATCGCCACCGGGACGCAGGCGCCGAACACGGTGTGCAGCACGCCATACGGCCTCGCCTTCATGGCCCCGGACGGGCTGCGAGTGATCGATTTCAACGCCAACGTTTCAGACCCCATTGGCGAGCACGGCGCCGGCATCGTTGTGCCATTTCAGACCGCTGTCAGCCCGAGCCGCATGGTGGCCGCGTTCAATGCGCAGACGATGCGAATTGCGGTGCGCGTGACCGAGGGCGCCGCCGAGCAGGTGCTGCAAAACCAGCAAACTGACAGCGCGGTCATCACGCCGATCCTGGAATACTGGTATAATTTCAGCCTGCAAGCCTGGACGGGGCCGCATCCAATTCCGACCACGTTCATCCAGCCGTGGCAGGACACATTCATTGCCAGCATGCTGCCGGTCGGAGGATAGGATGGCGCGGATTTGGTATGAGGGTTTCGACAACCAGAACAACGCGTCGGATATCGTGCTGGGCGTGCTTTCCAGTCTCACGCTGAACGGCGGCGCATTCTCGCTGGTGGCCGGCCGCTTCTTCGGCAAGGCCATGAGTCTGACCACGGCGGCGGACACGGTTGGCGTGCCGGCACTGTGGACAAAAACAGAGGCCGCAGGCAGCACGGCATTTATTCACTTGGCGCTGAATCTGGGCACGCCGACGAACGGGTCCGACGCCACGACGTGGGTTGCGTTCGTCGACACCGCGGGCGGCCACGCGCAGGCTTCTGTGGGGATCGATGGGCTGACGGGGGCAGTGACGCTCTACCAGGGCTACGGCCCGGCCATGGCGAACGCGGCCGGCGACGGGCTGCTGGTGCTGGCCGCCAGCGCCGCCGGTGCCGTGCCGATCGGCGCGTTCTGCTCGCTCGAAATCGGCTTGGTGATTGGCACGGGCCTGACCGGCAGCTTGACCGCCAAGGTAAACGGTGCGGTGGTGGTGCAGGCCACGGCTGTCTCCACCCAACAGACGGCAAATGCCAGCTTCACCGCGCTTCAGGGCGGCGTGACGCTCTCTTCCGATGGCACCACGGGCAGCACCGCAACCTCGATCTTTGACGACGCCTATTGGGGGGACGCCACCGGAAGCAGCTTCAACAGTTATTCTACGCCGATCACGGTTTTCTCCCGTTTCGCCACTGCTAACAGCAGTGTCAGTTTCGTGCCCAAGAGCGGGACCAATTTCAGCCAGATCAGCGAAACCGCAATGGATGGCTCTGCCACCTACAACTACCAGAACGCGGTGGGCGACCAGGATAGCTTTTCCTCCACCCAGGCTCTGCCGGTCGGATACGCGCCGCTCTCGGTCAAGGTGCAGGTTGCGGCCGCATCGGACATGGGCACCACGCGACACATCGAAACGACGCTTATTTCAGGAACTGCCACGGTGAACGGCGCGAGCGCGCTGGCGGCGCTTTCGTTCGGTTATTCCGAGACCTACGCAGATCAAGACCCAGCAATTTCCGGCGCATGGACCGCGGCATCGGTGAATGCGTCCCTGTTCGGCTATAAGCAAAGCGCATGAGCGATCCAGCCTGGTCACAGGCCTTTATCCTCCAGGACGGTGCCAATTTCACCTTCCCGAATTACCAGACATGCACGCATGCCAACACCGGTAGTTGCCAGATCACCGCGCTGTCGGCCATCAAATCGACCTCCGGGTGGACCTATTACGAGGTGCACTGCACGGTCGGCAGCTCCACGACCTACATTGGCGTCGGCTTCCTCTCGGAATCCATCGCGCTGCAAACGACCCAGAATATCCGCGCCAATCCCTCGCAGGGCTCGTGTTCCTGGGTTGAGGATCACAGCGGCGGCGCATCAGGCGGGGTCTACAATAACGGCTCCGAAGTGCTGTCTGGGCCAAATCTTCCCAATCCCACCTTCGTCATCGGCGTCCTGGTCAATGGCACCGAGGGTATCTGGGGCTACACGGTTGACGGCACGAATTGGAATGGCACCAACACCGCCGCGCAAATCGTGGCCGGGACCGGCGCCATCACGATGGGTTACGCCGGACCCTACCTGCCGTTCATCAGCGCGCAGGATTACGAGGGCTCAAACGTCGCCTTCACGGCCTCGATTTATGCATCATCCGCCAACTGCACCTATGCGCTCCCGACCGGCGCCGCCTATCTGGCCGCTAGCCCGATCCTCACGGTCTCATCCGCCACGTGCCTGCCCGGCGCCGCGGTTCAGATCGATTGGACCGCTGCAAATACGCCTGTCCCCGCGGGGCTGAATTACCTTCTGGACAGCGGCTCACCGACGGCGTGCTCCGGCAGTGTCACCGGCACGGCCGGCACCGCGATCGGCCCCATGCTGAGCAGCGGCTTTCACTCGATCGCCATTCAGGACCCGGCGTCGCTGTCGGAAAGCAACTTGAGCGGCTTCTACGTTACTAGCCCA